TTATCCTCGCAACAACCTCCTCAGTGCCTCAATCCCTTTCGGCGTGAAATAGCCTTGTGTGCAGGGCATCCCGTTGAGGGAACTGGTACGGTGCTTCATCTTCATCAGTCCACGGTCAATAATGGGCTGGTAGGGGATATTTGCGCCGTCGAATCCTTTAAACAGCCAATGGTGTGGCGTCCCTTTCGCGTCGCGCAGGAATGCCGCGAGACTTCGGGCGGACATGCCGAACAGCTTGCCCGCTTCCGTAAACGTGAGGAGATCCTTGTCATCCACAAGGGCATCGTAATAATCGGCCTTGGGTTTGGCTTCGGCCAGTTCCGCCTTGAGGGTTTCGGTTCTGGACAATAATACCTGCATGGCCTCAAGTATAAGTTGGTCTTCGGTTTGAGGTTTGGCGGTGGGTGCGGGTGAACCGCCGTAGCCGCCCGTTTTGCGGATAGTGGGCAAGACCTCCTCGCATACCCACGCTTGGAACTGTTCGGCGGCGGGGAGTTTGGAGCGCATGACAAGGCGGTAGACGTCGGATTCGGGGATGATATTGATGCCGCGTGGGGAAGAGGTCAAAAGTGGCGTTTCGCCACCTTTTAACACTTTCGCATGGTTGCAATGACCAATAATTGCGGATTGAGGATGCATAAACCCCAAACACTCCGCAACGTCCTTTGCCACAAACCAGATGTTCCCCTCATGCCATACCGTCCGAACCTTTTGTTTCGTCACCGGGAAAACGAACGTGCCGGGAGCGGAAGCCCGCGCGGAGGACATAGAGGCGGCGGGAATCGCGGGCAAGGTGGCGGCGGTTTGTTGTTCCTGCTGTCGCTGCGGCTGCTGTTGTGTTTCCGGCTGTTTTACGGCCTTTGACGATACGGTAACGTCATGTACAAGGATGATCTTTCCGGTCTTTTTGTCTACTGTGTAACCCATACGATAGTCTCCATTCTTTTATAGTATTAAAGGTGGGTGAACATGGAAAACGTATTGCTCTCTGCGGGTGTCTCATTTGTGGCGGCAATAATAGCTTCCTATATAGGAAGCAGAGCCGCTTTAAAATCAACAAAGATGAATGTAGAAGTCAGTACCCGGACGATGCTCTTGAACAATGCTGTCAAGTGTGCTGAGATAGAATATGGGGCTATTGTTAAGGCTAGTATGGAATCCAAGACGGATCTCAAACCTTCCCCCTTCAATCGCTACGTTTTTTATTACCTTGCGCTCCTTTATGAGCTTAATGGGAATAAGGCACCCAAAAAGGAAGAGTTTCAAAAGATACTTGAACATGCGACCGTCCTTTCAAATGATTTGTCTTATAAAGCTAAATAGAATCGACCATTGCCACAATGAAAAGGCGGAGCCTGTGTAGAGGTTCCGCCTTTTGATGTTTCAATGGTGTTGATATGTTCATGTCAACGTATTAAGCGACCTGAAAAGCTATGAAGCCAATTACCATTACGGGAACGGCGTGTAAGGAAGCAATCCGCAACGCCGTGTGTTTGAACTTCATATTCCATTATATTATAAGCCTCCTTAGAAACGCGCTTCCCGTCAATAAAATAGGCGCAAGGCTTCCATTCACCATCACGAATGACAAGCATGAATTCCATAGTTCACCTCAGCAAAATCTATACGAGTTCAATATATTCATCATCAGTGATGATTGGATCACAATTTCCGAAACAGTCGGACATAATCGAAAGGATGCGGGCATTTTCTTCCCCGTAGATTTCCGGCCTATCCCAAAAGCCTGTACCATGCCCGTTGCGCGTCAACCAAAAATCATGTCCCGCCTGTGCTTCAAGGCCGGAAAGGTCTATGTCACTAGTAGAGGCGATAAGCATAAAATAATGACAGTCCCTCACAATGCGGCTGCGACTTTCAGTGGACAAATTACAGACGTTGTAATGAGTGTCTAACGGCTCCCCGTTATCGTCTGTTCCAGCCCACAAAAGGCATCTGATATAGGCATCAATGAAAAGGCTATGTTGTACGCTCATATCTAGACCTCCCCGTTCACAATGCGGCTGATTTCAGCATCAAGGGCAAGGGCATATTCAAGGCCGTCTGTGTAGGTGTATTCAGCGGTCCGCTGCAAACGCCTGATTGCTCTTTCGGTAGCGTTGAACCGCCCACAAATAGGCCATAACGTGCTGGTGTCGTGCTGGCGAAAGAGCCTGTTGATCTGGCGTATGGTCATAGCGGAAACATCAATATTGTAGAATGTGATCATAGTCGCCTCATGCTTTACGCAACATGTAGAAAAGGATTTCCGACCTGTTCAGACGTCAGTCCCGGCAACAGCTTCCAGTTCTTTGCCCATGCGGGTATTGGTCGCCTATAGTTTTCGGCAGCTTCTCTTGCTGCTTCAAGGACATGTTCATCATTATCGTCACCATAAAAGCCCCAACAGGAATCTATTTCTTCCCCTGTTTCATCATCTGTTACTATGTAGCCTGTAACGCCGCCATTCAACCAGTTTTCATAGACGGCGCATTCCGACATGAGGCAATCAAATGCCTTTGCTAATGTCTTCTTTGTAAGACGCTTGACGTTATACGCTGTCCTGATAGAGGCACGGGAAGCGTAAATGACATATTCGGTTCTCAGCGTTGACCCCTCAACAAAGATAGACCGTTCCTTATCAAGTTGTTCAATTCGTTCCCTATACTCTGTCGCACTGGTAAATGTTTCGAGCGTCCCGAGTGTGTCGAACTCATCGAATGGATTTGGAGCGTCGGTATCTTGATACAGGTTGATAGTCATGTTGTAGCCGTACTTTTCCGTTACAATGTTTTCAGTGTAAAAGGCATCCATTTTATCACTCCATTATTGTTGATATTTGTTCCATCAATGAAAAAGGCGACTCGCTATAATCAAGTCGCCTCTTTGATGATTGAACAATGAATCATCAATGTATGGTTAGAAATTTTGAATCACTATATGCCCGTTGTCACATTCGAGAACAAAGGTGTGATCATTGAGCCATTCTAAAGCGTCGTCTTCGTCAATATCACTATATTCGTCCATGTTGGTATAATCCCCCATAGCTTCAATTGCTGAATTATATTCCGAAAATTCACAGCAGATAGCTATTACATCTAGTTCTATCTGTTCCCCCGTGTCTTCTTCCATTTGTTCAAAGTGATCGAAAAGAGCATCTAAACCAGAATCAGAAAAGTTATCGCGACGTCCATAAACTGAAAAGGCTTGGCGAAAGTCAAATAAAGAAATAGTCTGGTACATACTGTTGCCTCTTACCTTTTGGATATGATGAAGTTACAAAAAAAGGACTCCAAAGAGCCCTAAGAAGATAAAAAAGCCGAGTATGAGGATATTTCCTAGTATATAAAGAAAGTCCTTAATCATAGTTCATTCGTCAGTCTATATTCACCATTCCAGAATGTGATCCACCATGCGCGACCGTGATGATCTGTTGTCAGATATGTTTCGCTTTCAGGTTTGGGTAAGGTAGTCCAGAAAGAACGCACCAGCATATCCGCTTCCCGTTGTGTGAGATTCATATTGTGTTTCCTATCTTGTTTGTGGTGGTGAAATGGGTGAAGGGTAAAAGAAAAGGCCGTTAGGTTTGCACCACAACGGCCTCTTGAAATCGTGTTCTTTTTAGAGATTGCCTTACTTTAACCAACCCTTGCGATAGGCGATATAAGCGGCGATACCCGCGCAAGTCATAACAACACCTATAATGATATAAAGGATAGTAGCCGTCATTTCTTATCACCTCCAATCAACATATGGAGTACAAAGCCAAAAACAATCAGCCAAAGGCCTATCAATGTTCCCACACCGGAAACATCAGGAAGGCGCAGGGTAGCCGTTGCTACTAGCGCGATTCCTAAGCCTTGAAAGGTTGTTATGATGTATCTCATGATTAAAATGTAACTCCTTTTGCAGAGGTTGGCAATTGTCGCTCTTTTCGTTTGTTTCTGACTCCATAGCTTGCCGGATGGTTCCTTATGCTATGCGCCACTATGACCGGGAGAGGCAGAACCCGTTCCCCCGCTGTCTGGTGTATGCAGTTGGGCAAGTGTGATCCGTACCCGGCAAGGTGTTGGAAGCAAAAACTTGTTGTTCCTATGTTCCGTTCTCTATTGCCCCTATGGTTCCGCGTTTCCGCTTGGCGTCATGTTGGGGTAGGTGTTGTCAAAGAGATTTAGCCGATAAAGGCTAAATAAAGGTAAAAAGAAAGGGAATCAGGCTTAGGGCTTGTTCCCCTTGCGTGATTCCATTTTTAGCCGATAACGGCGAAAAAAGTCAAGTGTATTTTTCCGTACCTCACATTTTTCTTTCCCCGCCTCTATTTCCTTGTCCTTTTGGTGTTTCCTTTTCTTGCTGTAATACCCAATCCTCTGGGATCAACCATGTTTTAGCTACCTTATAAGCTGGAATCTTTCCAGCTTGGCAACCATTTTTTATGGTGCTAGGTGAGGCATATCCTAACCTTTCGGCGGCTTCCGCTACAGTGTAGTATCCTGGTAGTGCTGGCATTATTTTCTCTGATTATTTATTATCATTCAATAGGAGTAATTTTTCTTCAAATTGTAAGAGTGCTTTTTTTGAATCTAGTTCATCTTCTAACTGTAATAGTTTTTGAAACATTTTATGTTCTTCATCCATTTTGATGATCAAGGAAATAAGTTCATTATATGATGGAATTAAACATTTTAACATTTGTACCATATTTTTATCTGTTTGTTGTTTTTTAAACTGTTCTACATAAAAGAGGCATTGCCCTGCATTCTCTTCTCCTATTTTAAATAGTTTATTGTTTTCATTAACTAATGCCCTGTATTCTTCATACAGTTTATTATAATTATCTATTTTTGCTTTTAGCTCATCCGCCGTAGTAGCATATGAAGGAACAGCAAAAAGAAGGAAAAGTAAAAAGGCAAATAAATGTGGCATATAGACTTCAAATGGTGTTTATTTAATCGATTTTTATCAAAATGAGAATAAAGTTGGCGGTCAATCCTCGCGACTGCAAACTAAGTTGTCAGTCCTGCCAACACCGCCCCCGGCAATCCTTCCGTAGACCTCCCCTATACCCCCTCAATGAGATTATACATCCGACATACTACCGTATAATTTCGGCATGTTAGGTACATTTGATTGCAAATGAATTGCAAAACGGCCCATATATAGAGGGTTCAACGGCTCGACTCCCTCCCTGTGAACATCCCCCACCACCATGAGAGCGGCGGGGAGGGCATGGGGGGAATCGGGGATCAATCAGATAGCGGTAGGCCCTTCACATTTTTCAGCAAATTTTGGTCTGCTTATATGATAACGGAAAGGAAACGGTAAGACAATATACGAGTCTATAAGGTAACGTATAGATCCTGATCATTAAGGTGATCTTGATCTAAATTAGATCTCTTTGTTTAAGTCCCACGTTCGGTTCTTTAGGGTAACGTACGATTTTTTAAGATACTGAAAGTAGCTTCTTGTCAAAATTCCTTTTCGTTCTCTCCGTAGGTGGGTGGTAATTCCAACTATCTTTCGATATTGAATAAATAGAATATTCTATCAATATCATCAATCATAATGATTTCAACTGGTTAGAAAATCAGCATAATCATGGATCACAGATCATCCATCTTAATAAAATCAGCATGTTAGAAAATGACCCTAGAAGGGAGGTCTTCCCCGAAGGGGTAGAGGGAGGTCTACATGCTCCCCCTCCCCTCACGTTCTACCGGAGGATCTTCCTCATACCCCTCCCCCCACCAGTCCAGTTTCTTAATCTTTTATAGTGTTGCTGCCCACCTGTATCATCATTTCCTTTGACGACCGTGCCGTGGAAAGTGAACAACATCTCCGAGAGTGCGGGGTTGTTCGTAATACCGATCTTCACATTCACCCCCTTAGCATTCCCTTCCCATGCCTTCATCTCCTCCAGCATGAGGTGGTCTTGGCGGAGGAGCATCCTCTTGTCCACATCCTGTCCCATCTGTTCGACCCAATACCCGACCGCCATAGCGAGGCTGTCGAGGCGGTCGTCATGAGCGAGGCTTCCCCTGTCTCTGGTAATCCGGCTCATCTGGTACATGAGCTGGTACTTGAGGGCCGTCTCAGGGGGGAGGTTCTTAGTGGAGAGGTTGTAGTCCCAAAGGATAAGGTTCTTGTCGATGACGAGCTTGTGCTGGTTCATGACGGGTTCGAGAGTGTCGATGATCCTTGCTTCCTTCTGCTTGCTGTGCTTGACCTCTTCGATGCGGCAGGGGTGTGTCTTGGTGAAGTATGGGCTGATGAGCTTGGTGAACATGCCGTCCCCGAAGTTGGCCTCGATGATGACATGGTTGACCGCCTGTTGCTTGGCAAGCTGGACGATGGAGGAGAGGGTGGCCTCGCTGTAGCCTTCCTGATAGGCCCGCATTGCCGTGGCGTACAGGTAGCCGTTCAGCATCTTCACGACGCATACAGCCGTTTCGTCCTTGCCTCGTCCAGCCGGGTCAATCGCCATGACGGAACCTGTGTACGGGAGCCATGTGCCGTGGAGGAAAGCGGGGCCATAGTACCTGCTATCCCCGTTCAGGCCGACGCAGGGGACGTCGTTCAGGATGTTTGTGGTGCCCGCAGCCCATATGGGTTTCTCCGGGGCGTCGGTAGCCGAACACGACATGACAATCAGGTCCCCGAGCTTGAGGGGGTACTTCTCCATGTCGGAGAGCCGGGTGTCGAGCATGAACTGGAGCTGGAACCCGGAACGCCCATACGACAGCTCACGTTCGAGAAGGTCGTCGTCCGAGAACCTGCGCGGGTCCGTGGTGCGCCCGACAAGGGGAGGGGAGTTTTCAAGTTGCTTGAGGATGAATGGGGCCAGCCGTTCGCTGCCGTAGTTGATGAGCTGGTCATCTGACGGATACCGTGCGGGCCATACGCGGACGGCATATCCACGGTCGGGCAGGGCGTTGTAGAGGGATTGTTCGGTCTGCGGAGTGCCGAGATACGTGATGGTGCCGCCGGGTTTCAGGATGGCGTCGAACTCCTTGACCGCTTCACTCAGCTTGTCCCGCATGGACTGCGTAAAGGAGTTGTTCGGAACCTCGATGTCGTCCGCGATGATCTCATCGGCGCGCCCGCCCGTGATCTGCGAGAAGATGCCTTTGGACGTGACGCTCGGGGCATGGTCGGCCCGTGCGGGGCCAACGTCGAACGAGAGCTTCGAGCACCGCTGGTCGGCGCGGGGGATGAGGCATTGAAGGATAGGGATTTCATTGATGAGCCTCATGCAGAACGTCGTGAAGTTGTCGGCGCGGTCTTTCGATGCGGACAGTACCATGAACTTGAGGTTCGGATTCAGGCGCAGCCTCCAGACGACATAGGCCGCCGTAATCCACGACTTGCCCACGCCTCGGAAGGCTTCGATGATCTTTCGCCTCGGCCCATGCTGGAGGTACAGGGCGATGTCGAGCTGAATGGGGGTGGGGTCGGGAAGGTTCAGGTGACGCCAGACGAGCGTGAGGAAGACCCGGAAGTCGGTCAGCTTCTCCGGCATCGGGGGAATGGCAGAAGTCGAGGTGTTCGTAACAAAACCTCCAGTGGTGTGTGCTGTTGAGGAAAAAAATGCCCCGAAAAAAGAAACCCGACTCAATAGTCGGGAAACCTGCATTCGGGGCATTTGGTGTTCACCTTAACTGGCTTTCCGAGCAAGAACAGCCTTCATACGCTCAGACCGTCGCGCACGTTCGGCCTCGCTGAGAACAGGGCGTTTGGCTGCCTTCTGCTTCTTGTATTGGAGCAGGGGGCACCAGCTGTATTCGTCCATGTTGCAGCCCTTGAGATCCTCCCCACAGCATTCCTTGCACATCGCTTTGATGGCCTGAGCAGCCGTAGGATATTTTGATTGCTTCCTGGCCTCCGGAGCATCAAGGCTTGAAGGGCTTTTCCGATACCACCACAGAGGGCAGGATACAGCAGAGCACGCCTCAACCTCTTTGGAGCTGTCTCCGCAACAGTCCAGACATTTCAGGCGAACTGCCCGGAGCGGCGTAAGGTTTTTTGAGAAGCGTTCCTTATCGTATGCAATGATCGCCTTGAGTTTATCCTTGGGTACGTTGACGGGAGGAAGGTTCTTGTTGGACATGGTGTTTTTCTCCAAAATACATGTGAAGGTGAACATGTTTCCAGTGGGTAAAAGAAAACCCGACCAACGAGTCATGCGCTCGAAGGTCGGGTTCAAAATAGGGCGTGGTTGTAAGGGTTAGTTGAGGAGGCTCACTTCATCTTTCGAGACATCCTCGAAGGTCGGAAGGTTCGCCACAAGATCCTGTACGTCGGGGTTTGCGGACCCGGCACAGTCGATGCCGTTGTCCTTGAGGAATTTGATCGCGGCGTTGATGTCCGCTGTGGACGCATCGCCGGACTGGAGACGGGACGTAAGGAGCTTCGCCACAACGCCGTGAAGGTCCGCGAGTGCGGACTCGGATGCGCGGTTGTCGGATTGTGCCATTTTTAAAGTGCTCCTTCAAAAAAGGGGATTGCGTATTGGGTAGGCGTTAGATACAATTATAGGCGGCCTTCTCCCGCTGCGGTCGGCAGACAGTTGGGAAGGAGGTGCTTATTGCCGAATGTGACTGAGAAGTTGCAGGACGCTGCTCTGGCATGGCTCGTTGGGCTATGGCTTGAGCGTGTTTTGAGTCTGTTGCAGACTCTTATTTGGTAAAAAGGCGACCCCGATAGGGGGCAAGCCTGTCGGGGTCAAATTCGTTGAGCTAATCCTCAAGCCAGCGAGAGAAGGCCTCGAAAAAAAACGAACATCCAACTCTGCCGGGGGCAGGGGAGTGTTGGCGCACTTCTCTTGCCCTTTTTTCTATATTTAGAATATACCAAAAGGAATACATTTGCAAGATTGCAAAAGTTGCAACTTGCTATAATTATTGAGTGTTGTTTGTATAACTGTTCGTTTTTACGAACATTTTGTGCGAACCTTCGCACACCACTTTATTTTTAATGATACACAGACAAATACTTTTTACCTCCTCAGTCACACACTCCCCTTCAAATAGTACCCCAACGCCGCTGACGTCAGGCACCAGACCACACGTTCGACCCACCTGTTCGACCCCTTTCCCTGTGCCACATCCAGCTCCAGCTTTCGGAGGCGGATGTCGATGCTCGTGATGTTTTCCTTGAAATGGGAAACTTGCTCGGAGAGGACGGCGTTGGAGAGGAGGAGTTCTTTCAGGTCTTTGAGGGTATCTTTGATTTCGACGATGGCGGTATTGAGGAGGGAAATGTCAGCTTCATGGGCGCAGGGCGTTGCCATTTAGCCTCCCGCGTTTCTGAGTTCAGGAGGGTATTGGAGGCGTTTGCGTTCGCTTTCATAGGCACTCCGGCAATGGCCCGTTTGCCAAAAGAACAGCGTGTCCACCAGCTTGCGGGGCCATGCTCGTGTGCCTGCCTGTTCCTCACGCCAGCATCGGCTGCTCAGGGTCTCGTCGGGCCAGCCCATGAACAGGGTGTTCAGGAGTTGATCAAGGCCGATGAGGATGTGTTTTCCGTAGGTCATGCGGCTTCAACCTCTTCCGGCGTGGTCGCGGCCTCCACCGCCGCCTTGCGTTCCCCGCCGCGCTGCATCGTCCCGTTCTTGTGCCGCATGGCCCCGCCCGCGTAGAGCGCGAGGAAGCCCGGCGCGTCGAATGTCAAGCGCTCAAGCTCACCGTCCGGAACCGTGTAGGCGTTCCACATTACGGAGTCCGGCAGGCCCGGCATTCCCGATTGCTTCATCAGGCAGACGTTCGCCGTATCCGCAAAATTCTGCTGGTCAAAGGTGTCATAACTGAAATGATAGGTGACTCCGCCCACGGCATAGTCGAACCCGGAAGCAATGGCGGCAGACGTTTCAGCGTCGATCTGTGCCTTCTTCGTGGCCTTTACTTCCTCAAATGTCGGCATTGGCGGGACGTAGGGCTGTTCTTCGGCCACGCATTCGGGATGGGCCTCGGCGTAGGAAAACACGGCGTCCCATTCTTCCGCGAACTCGGCGGCGTAGGGATAGACGTGGTAGGGCATTCCGTTTTTCGTGATGACGTAGGAGTCGTCAGCGGTTCGGTGAATGATTTGTCCGTAATCCATACTTTCCCCCTTATGCGACTCTGACCGCATACCACCAGTCGTGCGGAATGGAAGTTCCGCCAGCGACGGTCATGAAATCAATCTTTCCATTTATCGACGTAATCACTCTCCATGTCCCTCCGCTGGGGACAGTTTGATTATTGCGCCCGAACCATACTCCCGAGACGGCGGTGGATATGTATGCGCTGTTCGCATAGTTCACGCTGAAATTGGAAGGGTTGTAGACGTACATGTTTGCACCGTCATTGCCGCCCCACAGCCACGAAGGTTGGCCTCCCTGTCCCGCCCAATCCCAGACGGTATCGACGCCCCCTTTCCTGCGGAGCTTGCTTGCCGTAGTTGCATATGGCACATCACAATCAACAACCGCTCTGCTGCCATCCTGTTTCAGAAAGGAAAATATACCGTCGCTTCTCAGCACAAGTGTTCCCGCAACTACATCTGCCCAATGGAATCCAATCGCCGGAGCGTATGCTATGTCTGATTGCGTATTTTTTACTTTTCCGTTCTCGCGTATTTCAAGGGCACTATTTACACATCTTGCAGTCACGTCGGCATTGTAGGTCCCCGCAATACCGCCGATACGCCCGCTCATTACGCCGCCGGACAAAGACAGTTTGGTTTCAGCCTTGTCATAGGCGGTCTTCACGGCCTTTGATGACGCAGCAATGTCGCTGGAACTTGATATTACAGAGTCAGACAGCTCTCTCGGTTCGCCCCGTTGCGCGATCAGCGTCCAGTAGGTGGTATTCGTGGGCAGGATGGATGAGGTGGAGGTATGGCTTTTCTTGCAGGCGTAGGAGCTTCCGTTATGCGTCACCACGTCAATCTGCACGGTGGTGCAGACATACGCGACATTTGCGGCCCATGCGCCTTTCAGGTTGAGCGAAGTTCCTTTGGGGCCTGCCACCCCCTGTGGTCCAGCGGGGCCTTGCGGTCCAACAGGGCCTTGGATGCCCTGTTTGCCGATGGGTCCTTCGGGGCCTTGAACCCCCTGCGCTCCAATGAGGTTTACGGGGTCAGCCCATGAGCCGTCAGGGTTCTGGAAGGCCAGTTTGGTTCCAGCCCATTTATGTTCCGGAGCGGTCCCCTGCGGGCCTTGTGGCCCTGTTGCGCCTGTATCTCCTTTAGGGCCTTGGATGCCTTGATTTCCCTTGTCGCCTTTAGGCCCTTGGATGCCGGGAGCCCCGTCCTTGCCGTCCACGCCAGCAGGTCCCCGTTCTCCTGTCTCTCCTTTGTCGCCTTTATCGCCCTTCATTCCGGTAGCGACCCAATAGTCGGTGGCGACATCAGGTTCCCGGTTTACGGGTACGTCCTTAATCGCTTGATAGGCGATCCCGCGATAGAGGACCCAATCCAAGGTTTCATAAGCTTGTCCCGCATCCCACTCGCCTTTATAGGTGGGGCGGACCTTGCCGATTTGCATGATGTTGCTCACGCTATAATGACCTCCAATATTCCGGTTTCCGGGTTGAGGTTGAACATGGAGCTGTCCACAGGGCCTCCGTTATACTCAAACTGCAAGTAGCCATCTGTATTGACAGAGAAGTTTCCGAATGTGAGAGGCAGCGGAGAATCCCCGATGGGGCCTTTGTCGCCAGTCGCTCCTTTAGGACCTTCGGGGCCTTGGGGACCACGCTCTCCTTGAATGCCGCGAGGCCCTTCCGGTCCCATCGGTCCCACAGGTCCGGTTTCGCCCCGAGGCCCTTGAGCGCCAGTTGCCCCTTGGATGCCTTGCGGACCTTGGGGGCCGCGCTCTCCAGTCTCCCCTTTTGGCCCTTGGATGCCTTGCGGACCCATCGGCCCCTGCTGTCCTTCCGGGCCTCGTTCCCCTTGGATGCCCTGCGGCCCCTGTATGCCGCGTGGCCCTTGCTCTCCCTGTGCGCCGGGAAGACCTTGTGGCCCTTCCTGTCCCATCGGACCTTGCGGCCCAATGGGGCCAGCGGGGACATACAAGGTCATCTTTCCGGACGTGAAATCATATTCGCCGCGACCGGGCGCGGTGGGGGACTCCTGCACGTCGATCCACATCTTACGGAAGTAGTTGATCTCGATCTGTGTCTTGGCGAATACCTCTTCGACCTCCTTGAGGATCTTCTCCGCCTTGTCCTTCGCGGCGACGGCGGTTTCCCCGTCGAGGGCATCATAGGCTTCCTGTGCGATGTAGAGGAGTTGGGTTACGGCGAGGTCAAGGTCGGCCTCGGTGAGCGTGGAGCCGTCGCGGAAGTCCACGGCGGGCGTCACCTTGTCCGTGATGCGCTGGATGCGGACGGACTTCCCTTTGGGCGGGGCCGTGACGAAGCGTATGGTGCCGGATGTGTGCCATGAGTAGGCGAGGGCGTTCTGTTCCGCTTCGTCAAGGCTGACTTTGACGTCGGAGATTTTCAGGTAGGGAAAGGGGACGATATAGTCTTGGGTCGTTCCGTCGCCCGTATAGGTGACGTAACTGTAGGACATAAAACCTCCTGTATTTTTGAGTAGGTAAGAAGAAATAAAATAATTGTTGAAAAATATTATCATCTATACTAGAAAAAATGCAGTAGCAGAAGAACTTAAGGCGCAATACCCTGTGACTTCACTATTCCTTCTCCTTGATTATCCTCCTCATCTCAATCCACTTTCACGTAAGAACGAAAAGGTGACCTCTGATCATCGGGATCGGAAGGCCGCCTTTTCGGTTGTGTTGGTTGGCGCTGGTGGATCAATAGGTCAGGAGCGCATCCAAGAGTTCCTGCTGGTTGTTTTCCGTCATGGTCCCGCGTTTGGAGGCGAGGCGTTGGTAGTCGGATTTCCGCACTTCATGGCGGAGGTTATCGTCCTCACTGAGCAGTTCGTCTTGCGCTTTCTGTCGGTATGCATGGATGATGCGGTTGATGGCGATGGCGCGGGGGCCGCGTTCCTTGTCGGGCGGATCTCCAATGGTGTTCCTGTCGATGTCGTATTGCTGGCTGGCGAACAATTCCCCTAGGGACTCATGCAGCGTTTTGCCGCCGATGGTCGTCGTGCCGTGCAGCTCGTTGAGCCGGGAATACTGTGCCGTGGAAAGCTCGACGCCATGTAGTTTCTTGGCGGGTGGACCGTAAATGCCTTCCGCCATCCTGTTCAGTTCATCAAGCACGGTGTCGTTGGCATTCGAGGGGATGAGGTTGTAGTTGATGGTATCTCCAGTGACCCAATTCCTCCGGGCGGGGAGGGTTGAGGACCAGCCGGGGATGGTGTTCATGGTGTAATCCATAAAGTCTCGCATCTCGCGCATGGGATCGTCGGCCTGCTGGCGCGTGAATCGGGCCGCCGACGCGAAGGGGACGAGGGTAGCCCCCATCCTGCCGAAATACTGGATGGCCTTTTCATTGGGATCATTGATGAAGTCTATAAGTTCGCTGATTCCCTGCATGTACGTCTTTGACGTGACGTTGTTCGACAGGGCGGCTACAGCCATAGAGACGGCATCATCATACTGGTCTTTGTTAAGATACTGGCCCGCAACGGCGAGGTCTGCGGCAATGCCGAGGAACATCCCTGCGGGATCGAGACGTCTGTAGGAAAGGTATTTGTCCCCTACCTTGATGCTATAGGGCTGCCAGCCTGTGGCTTCAAGGGCTTGCCGGAGCTTGTTGTCCTTCGGAGGGGAACCTGTGATCTGCCCGCTGTGCGCCATCATGACGGCTCCGGTCCACATCAGGGCACCCATCGCCACTTTGGATTGGGCGAGGGCGGCTTGTTCCCCGCCCGCCTTGATCGCCTCCCGGTAGGTTTTGGTCATCTGCGCGACGCCGGGCGTATGGGCCACGAAGTCGCGGAACAGGTTCGTCGGCGTCTTGATGAAGGGTATGGCGATGCGGAGGACGGGGTGGGTGTTGGCAAGGTTCTGGATGCCTCCGCCAAGCGTGTTCCGTCCGAGGTCCTGCGTCCATGTGGATTCCCGTGCGTACTGGAGGTTGTCCTTGACGGCGTCGTCCGCATAGCGGCCCCGGATGGCGGAACCGTCTTTCTTGAAAGCGAGGGCAAGCTGCTCCTCGACATAGTGGGCCAGCTCCCCGGCATCCTTGATGCCCGCTTCCCGGCCTTCCCGCAGGAGCGAGGCGGAGAGGGAAGATCGGTAGTTCAACTGCTTGAAGAACTCGTCGGTGCTCATCAGCAGCCGGGAGGGGATGCGGAGATAGGGACCGACCAGACCCATTGCTCGGGCTATGTTCTCTTGAAGGGGGGACAGCTCGGTCCCCTTCGGGGCATCCTTGAGCATGAGGTTGCGTATGTTCTCGTAGGTCACCGCCGCCGAGTTGGTTTCCATCTTTCCGCCCATGCGGTCGAGGATGTTGTCCTCCACCTTCCACGCCTTTTTCGCCAGACGGAAGCTGTCATTCCAGTAACGAAACAGGCCGGAGAAAGTGTCGAGGGCTTCGCGCTGCACGGCGTCATCCCGCATGATGGTGCCCGCGAGGTACTTTTCGGCAGGCATGAGCAGGGTTTTCAAGCCGTTGGTCGCCGCGTTCGCGGCAAGCGTGAAGGGGCCGGACAGCATGTTGTTGATGCGGAACTCGTTGAAGACGTTGAACCATGATCCGGGTTTGACGCTGTGGGCCGCCTGCGCGACGGCTCCGAGGTTGTCCTTGTTCAGGCGGATGTCGCGGGCCATCTTCTTGATTGTATCGGGGGTATAGCCTTTCTTGGCAAGTTCACTGGCGATTTGTTCCGTGGTGCCGCCTGTGGGGGAGGCATACCATTTGAACATCTTTTCATCGCTGAATACGCCGCCCTCATTGCGCATGAAGCTCAGAAGGCGTCCGCCTTCCGTGGTGAGGTTCCGTTCCGCCAGATACAGGTTATCGAGATTTTCCTTTAGGTATACGAAGTCCTGCATCTCCTGCGGGGAGACGGCTGCCGGGTTCACCTCCATCTTTTCAGCGATCCTGTAGAGTTCACGGGAACAGAACTCCGTGCCGTCCTTGAGGAGCGTCAGGGTCCGTTTCGCCTTGTTCAGAGGGATGTCGCCGGAAGCGGCGAGTTCGACCACCTTCTGGATTCTGTCCATGCCGTAATACTTGAGCCGTTCAGCGTCCTTGAGCACATCATCGAATGTTTCCACACCCTGCCCTTTCAGGGTTGCGGGGGAGAGCTGTTCGTTGATGTCGTCAAGGATGCGGATGCCGTTCTCATCGCGGATAAGGTGCGTACGGATGTTGTAATCCTTGGACAGGCTCTCGACGACCTCATCTCTGCTCTTGGTGGATGTGACGACATCAAGGATATGTTCCTTGATGGTGTTGGCTTGGATGGCTTCGGAAGGCTTGAGCGGGTGTTCCTCCGGTTTGACCGCTGCGAGGGCGTCGGCGTTTTGGGATTCAGGAAGCGTATGTTCAGAGGCGGGAGGCGTGGTTTCTTTTCCTCCCGATGGGGAAGGAAAGGGAGGTTCGCCTTTACCGGCTGTACCGGCGGCGAGATCATGGGGCATCTCTTTATCGCCGCGCAGTTGTTCCAGTTGGCGGGCTATTTCGGCTACGATTTTGTCCTTGGCACTTTTGCTTGTTGCCTGCGTCAGCCTCCACCATCCATAAAGAGCGATGGCCCCCTCAAAAGCCATGCCGACGCCGAGGTCTTCAAGCCCATGTTTGAGGCGGCCCACGATTTCATTGGTCTTTTTGTTTACGGAGAGGGTTTCCGTAAGCATGTTCTGCAAGGCCGGGTATTTCTGAATCGTGTTCGAGAGCATTTCCTCGTGTCCGTCAAACGAGGTGACGGTGGAGTAGAAGCTTTTGGTGACATCTCGGGCGGCTCTGGCACCCTTGCCTGTGCCTTGCAACACTTTTATGCCTTCAAGCAGTTTCCCTCCGGTAACGAAGCCGGACACAAACGTGGAGATGTCTTCGGCAAATTTCCCGGCGGAGGTTTGCGTCTCCCCAAAGTTGCTCATGTCCGTGAGCCAGCCGCTGCCTTTGGTGGCCTTGGCGACGTCGACTTCCTCCCCGCCGTTCAGGATGGTTCCCGCAAGGTCGATGGTTTCGTTGACGGAGTTCACCGGGCCGTTGGCGATGCCCTTGATCACATCTCCGACGTAATCGAAGAAGGAAAGATCATCGTCTTTTGGGGATGTATCCGGGGAGGGGGCCGTGGTGTTGGCATCCGTGGCATTGAGAGGGGCTTTGCCAAGCCCGTGCATACTGGAAAGGTCTTCTTCCCCGCCCCCCAAGCCGTTGAGGGTTACTTCAATCGTGTTGTTCATTGGTTCTGCTGGCCTCCGTCATTGGGGATGAGCACGACTGGTCTGGGTTTTACCTTGTAGCCCATCTGTTCAAAGTGTTTGGGGATGTAGTCGATGGCCTGTTGTATTGTGGTGACGCCGAGGGAATCCGGTGTTGCTCCCACGGCGATGAAGAAGGTGTTCTGCCACGACAAGCCGCCCGGAGTATGGCTTTGGGCATAGGCCAGCATGTCTTGAACGCTGTGCATCCCCCTGTAGTCCTGTTCAGGAATTTGATCGGGGAAGAGGGTATTCAGGGCAGTGAGCGAATTTTTGAAGGGGGCATTGTAGGGGCTAGACATCATGCTGGATAGCGCGTCGAAAGGATTGCTGCGTTCTCCGGCAAGGGTTTCCTTGACAACATCATTGAACTGCTTGTTGTTTACAGATGTTTCCTTTTCCGCTGCATAGCGTTCCTTAAGGGTGCCAATCATTGTGGGGAGTTTTTCCGCTACGAACTGTTGCTTGTACAAGAGCATTTCAGATTGCGTGAGGGCCGCGTCTTCCTTGCCTTTCTTGGCCCGTTGCTCGTTGATGAAGCTCTCGAACTCGGTGGTGATGCCGGGAAGCTGGCTCATGGCCTCGGCAATGACGCCGACGGGAGCCTTGCGTCCGGTCGAGTAGGCCATGTACAGGGCTCCGGCGTCCTCAACGGAGGCCCCGGTGATGCCTGAGAGGAAGGTTTTGCCGATGTCTTGGATGGAGGAGGACAGGTTGGTGTTCTCTCCCGCTTTTTGGGACAGGGCGAGATTCTGATACACGGAGGCTTCGCTCGGCGGGATGCGGCCCGTCCGTATGCCTTCCTCCACGGCGGCCAATCCGTCCGTGCCCGTGATGATGCCGTATTTGAGCCTGCCGAGATCGATCTGGTTCTCCGGCTTGAGATAACGCCCCTGCGCGGCGGCCCGTGCGTTCCTGACAAACTCGGGATAGGTTTCATCGGTGCAGAGATGCAGCTTGTCTACGACCGTTTCCCGCGTGAGGTCGTCGTTTTGGGAACCATAGGCCGTCCCCGCTGACATGGCATTGCGGACCGCCCGTTGGCGCGCCCATTCTTCTCTGGTGTGCGACCGTGATTCGGCCTGCCAAGCCCTTTCGATTTCCTTGTCTTTGAGGGCTTCGATGCCTTTGGCGATGCCCGGCTGCGAAAGGAGGCTCACGGGTTTTCCATTGATGTTGACGGTGAGGCTTTTGGCGAGTCCTTCGGCTACGGCTGCGGAGTGGTTGCCCATCAGCACGGCCTTGCCGAGCATTCCCATCACGCGGTCCTGCGAGTAGCCGAGCTTCTTCATTTTCTCGGCCTTGTCCATGATGACCTGAGCGGCATCCGTCACATAGCTTTGGCGTTCAGTTGGGATGTGTACGTTGTAACCGCCCGTGAGGGGGTTCATCTTTCCGGCGAGGGTGTCGGAGATGTTCTGGAACATCTGCTGTTCGAGCAGGTTGGCGTTCTGGCTTTCCACGTCCCGGTTGTGCTTGCCGAGGAGGTTGTCGAGGGAAGTGGTGGTGTAGGCCGTGTAGTGCTCGGCAATGTCGAGCTGGTCCATATCCTTGCCTTCGCTTTTGATGCCCGCCTGTTCGGTATACTGCTTGCGGAACTCCTGCCCCCATTTGAGGATTTTTTCCGGGTCCCTTTCGTTGACCATACCGCTGGTGACATAGGCATCCTTCAACGCGGCGTCGAAGCCGAGGGCCGAGGTTTTGAGGATTTCCTGCTTGATGTACTTTTTGACGTAAGGGTTCATGTTGAGTATCCGCTCGTCTTTCTCGGACGCCTGACGCCACGCTTCCATGTTTTTGGTCAGTTCGGGGTTTTCCACGGTGAACAGGGAGGCGGCGGACTTGTCCTCGGCTATACGCCTGTCCAACAGTTTCATGTGGGCGTGGGCGATGCTCGGCTCGATACTGGAAAGGTTGGCGGCAAGCTGCCGCAGTCCGGCCCCGGCGTAACGGTCATAGCCTACTTCTCCGGGACGGGCGTAGCTGAACGAACTGAGCCCTTGGGCGTTGATGGTGGGAGTCAGTGCCGCTGTCCCGCCCAAATCCTTTTTGATGGTTTTGGCTTCGCGTTCTCGTGCGGTGCTCATGATCCTTTCACTCCGTCGCGTTTGTTCTTGGCGGTCCAGTAGCGGTCATAGGCCGTGGCCCCCGCCCCTCCGATGCCAAGCGCCGTTCCGAGCACGTTCATGCCCGTCGAATAGGATGAGCCGGGTGAGATGTAGTTTTGCTGCCCGTTGATCCGGTTCTGCGCCCTGTCCTTGTAGGCGTTGACGTTCAGATCGGATTTGGCGGAACTCATCTCGTAGTTTTCACGGATCATGTCTTTGCGTGTCGCCTCCTGCCGTTCGTAGTCCGCCATGAGGAAATCCAGAGCCAGCCCCGAGGCGTTGGTCGAGGCCAGCATTTCGCCTTTCTTTTGCAGGGCTTCTTTCTGGACTTCCTGCGCGTCGCGGGATGCCTTGTCCTGTTCCTGCATCTGCGACATGCGCTCGGCGGCGGACTGCTCCACGTATTCCTGCGCAGCGGCCTTGTTGTTGAGTTCGTTGACGCGGGCGTATTCGGCGGCCTGCTCTTCCTGATACTGCGCTTGGGCCTTTGCCTGCTGGCTGGCGGACACGCCCGACGCGACGGACGAGGCCGCCCCGATCACGAAGGAGGCCATCGCCATTGTTTCGAGTCCCATAGTGCGTTTATACCCTCGCGTTTCTGGTGTTGTAGAAGCCTTCCCAACTGGCGTTGACGAGCGCGAAGGGAAGGAAGGAATCACTCCCCACTTTGACCTCGACCTGCGTGTTCAGGCTGAGGATGGGGAAGTTGATCGTGCCTGTGTAGAGGGGGATCGCCCCGATGATGTTGGTGCCGTTCCCGAGTTCCCGGCCCGTGAACGTGTAGGTGCTGGTGGGCCGGAACTTCGGCGTGACGTGCATGTGGAGGAATCCCGTGTTCGAGCAGTTCAGGGTAAGCCGCCTGAGCTGGAGGCGTCCGGTGGTGACGGCGTTCCCCTTGCTGTCCCCCTCGCGTATGGCGAAGGTGGAGAAGGTGTAGGAGGACTCGTAGGGGATGCCGATGAAGAGTTTCCTGCCGTGCGCGTCCGGGCCTTCGACGGTGATTGTCCGGGGTCCGGTCACGTCCACCCGGCGCAGCAGGTTGCCGGGTCCGTGTGACGACCACAGGCGTGTATCCCGCCGGGATGTCGTAGGGCAGGGTGATCGCCGTCGTCTTGTTGATGGCGTCGTAGGCCCCGAGCGTGACGTCCCGTTCGGTGATCTTCCTGTCGAGGCAGTACTCGAAGGTTTCGCCTTCATCCTTGTACCCCGGCGTGATGTCCATCTTTTCCAGATAGACCCCATCGCCGTACTGCATGATGAGATAGACGCCCGTGTTGAGGATGGCGGCGGAAAGGACTTCCCCGCACATGTCCCATCGGCTCCACGCGCTCTGGATTTTTTCGCTGCCGTTCCAAAAGTATTTGTAGAGCCACAGGCTGGTCCGCATCTCTTCGGACAGGACCAGCAGCATGTCCTCGTTCGTCGAACATTCGAGGCGGCTGACGTTGCCCCGGACATAGCGCGGGACGTGGGCCGTGATGTTGGAGGCGTCGTTCTGGTCCGAGTTGTCGGGCAGGGTGATGTATTCGCGCACGCCTCCCCATTCCCCTTTGTCCGTGGCGAAGAAGACCGTCTTGCCGGAAGATACGGGGGCGGCCTTCATGGATGCCTCGAATTCGGTGACGGGCTTGATGCTGACCGTGGCGTTCGAGAGCACGGTGTCGTGTTCGAGCACGAACTGGCTCTGGTCGCTGAACAGGAGGAGCCCGCCCGAGAAGGTCACGGCATGGTGGAGGATGCTCGACTTGGTGTGCGAGGCGGCGACATCCACCACGTCGCTGTCCACGAGGGTGGTCACGGTGGTCAGGAAGAAGTTGAAGAACTCCCCGACCTCGGACATGACCACGTTCTCCCCGGAGAGGAAGGACAGGCGGTTGCGATAGAAGAACAGGCCGTTGAGGGTCCGGCCCACGAAGGATGGGAAGGGGGCCGAATCTTCGTCGCCGCAGATGCGTTCGCCCCACTCAAGGGGGCCGAAGGTGAAGGTGCCGTCGGCCTGCCGGATGAGGGCGTGGGGCAGGGTCGCCGGGTCCAGCTTGCAGGGGATGCCGGGTTTGACGGTTTCCTTCCATGTGCCTGATCCGAAGGCGTCGCCCGCGTCGGACGGCTCGAACACGCAGAAGTAGTTGTCGAAGGAGCTGCTGGCGTCCCCGATGATTTCCGTGACGAAGCCTCGCGGGGCCACGGTGGGCAGGTCGCTGAAACGCTGGACTTTCCCCTTGCAGGCCGAGGTATGGGTGTTGGAACGGGAATCCTGCACCTTGACGGTAAAGTCCCCGCCGTCGTGCCTGCGTATCCAGATGGTGGAGTTCGAGGTCTGGACGGAGAAGATGCTTTGCGGGATTTGTGCTGCGAGGGATTTGGCGATGTCCATTGAAGAGAGGGGGGCCGCCACCTGCGTGTCTTCCGTCGCGCCCGATCCTGTCGTGATGCTGTATTGCTGTCCCCTGATGACGACGCCGTATGTGGTGTAGGGGGCTATGCCGCCAGTTATTGCCCATACGTTTGCGGATGCGCCTGTGTTCGTCATATTGATGCCGCTCACCTCGCTTGCCGGGACAGTGAGCACCAAACCAAGCGGGCTTATTGTGGGCTCGGCATAATCGGAAGGTATGGCGTCATGAAGCGATCTGTAGATGCCTATCGCGTCGGGGAGTGGGGAGGCTTTCTCCGTGTCGCTCAATCCGTCGGCGGTGAGGGTGGAGTAGACGTTTCCGTTCAGCGTTAATTGGTAGGTCGTGTTGTAGGACGCCTGTTTGATGAAGACGATGGCTTCCGGCTGTCTTTTGGGCGAAAGGTCGGGGAGCGTCTTGACGGCGACGCGGCGGTTGAGGACGAAGGTGTAGTCGTTGATGGTCAGGAAACGCAGGTCCCGGTTGGGGGCGGTCGCCGCTGCGAGATAGGCGGCTCCCGTTCCCGTGACGGAGACGGTTTTGGCGTTGCCCTCAAGGTCGAAGACGTTGATGCCGCTGGCGTCCGCCGTGACGATGTATTGTTCCGTCTCGTCGCGGTTGATGTGGTGGCTGGCGATGCCGTTGGCGGCGGGGGTATCCCGGATGCGGGCGAGGTGCCGGGTCGCGGGGCGGCGCTTGAGGAAGTCCGTCACGCTGGACTGGCAGTTCACCTGCTCTTCGGCCTGCGTGGGGAGGCGGACGTTCCAAGGCTGCTGGCTGACCCCGGAGATGAGGTTGGGGATGGTGGAGGAGACGAGCTTGCCCATATCAGAATCCGAGCCTCCGGGTTGTGTTGTTGCGGCGCATCACGGCATCACGGACGCGCCACGTGCCGACGGGCGGATAGGTGCCCATGAGCAGGTTGGGCCTGTCCTGCCTGCGTTCCTCGCCCATGAGCTGGACGCGGGCGCGGGCTTCGTCGGCCTGCTGGTATTGGCTGAGGACTTGCGACCCCACGACGCGCTCCTGAAAGATCCGCAGGGCCTTGAGCGTGGTGTAGCGGCGGGCGGCTTCGGGGAGCTGCTCGAAGGGCAGGAGCAGGGTGACGGTGCAGAAGATCGCCGTGCCTTGCGGGAAGGTGAAGGTGTGGTTGATCCGGTCATAGACCTGATTGCCCCGGATGGTCAGTTCCCGGTCGGACGGTTCGCGGAAGTGGAGGCGGACGATGGAGGGGTGGAGCTTGACGAGGCCGTGGATATCCGGGGTGAGGGGATACCCGTCTTCGGTGTTCCACTGGAAGCCTTCAAGCTGGATCTCGCGGGACACCTCGCTGAGGATGTGGCGGGCGAGGGAGACGTCCGCCGTGACTTCGGAGAGACTGTTGACGGGAGCCTCCCCGATGCCGGACAGCATGGTGTTGACGGCTTCGAGTTCCGTGGTGGGGGTGGGGGATGTGGTGGACATGGGGTGAGGTTCCTCTGGTGAGATTATATTTGACAGAAATTAGTATTTGGCATAGTTTATGCAATATAACATAAAGGAGAGGGATATGGGCAGGTTGAAAAAAGAGGATGTCACGGATGGAATAGTGTTTGGTGCGTTTTGTTTTGTTGTGGGGAGTGTAGGATGGATTTCAATTAAGTTTTTTAAAGGAGAGCCTGAAAAAATTATTGCGGAAGCAACAAAAGGGGCTATGCGCGCTTTAGCTCAGAGTAGAGGGGGGCAACTTTCCCCCTCTACCACTCAATATCTTTAGGAATATTACGCCGCAGCCGTCGACAGTTCGATGGCGTAGGAGGGGTTCAGGACGCCGTGGCCCATCGCGTATTTCGCCACCATCAGCGTGGACTGGTACACGATGTTGAAGTCGTGCCCGGACTGCTGGACGGTGAGGTCCTTGAGCTTGACCGTGGCGATGGCGTTGGACTGCATGCACAGGCCGAGGGTGTTGGTGAAGTCGCCGAAGTAGGTGTTCTTCTCGCCGTCCACGGCGGCGGTGATGTTGGCCTTGGGCAGGTGGTTGGACATGAGGATCTTGATGCCCGCGAGCTTGTCGAGCTTGCCGTCGGCATAGGAGCCCGCGCCGAGCCAGTCGCGGTTGAGAACCTTGGTGGTCTGGTTGAGCAGGTAATACTGCGCCGGACGGAGCACGAGGCAGCGTTCCTGCTCGGGCACGTCCTTCTCGTCGAAGGTCTGGGAGCAGGAGAAAACGGCCTCGGCAAGCAGTTCGCCGTCGGTGGCGAGGGTCGCCCCGCCCTTGATGACGGAGCCGCCCGGCTCGTCGTCGATGATGCCGGAGCTGCGGGCCGCAAGCACGGCGACGCGCATGGTCGTCTCGTCGAAGCGTTTGGCGAGGGCCACGCCGAGCTGCTTGGAATATTCGCGGCGCACGTCGTAGTGGTTCATGGCGTCTTCGAGGTCGTAGATCGCCACGTCCGCGATGAGCAGGTTGTCCACGTTGATGGTGCGCTCGTTCGCGGCGATCTTGTTGCTGCCGAGGATGGCCTCGCCAGCGGTGTGGTAGCGGGCGTTGGCGCGGCCCATGACGGCGAAGGAGGCGGACTTGCCGTGCGTGATGGTGCGCATCTTGTGCCAGTCCTTCATGATGTTGTGTTCGTCGAAGGCGGTGAGGACTTCCCCGGTGAACACGTCGCGGAACATTTTCGCGGGATCGGAGCCGAGGTTCTGTGCGCCGGGACGGGAGAGGGTGAGGTTTTCAGCCATGAGGGGAGGAAACTCCTTGGTTAAAAGGTCAGGGATTAAAGACTGCCGTTGCTTTCCGCGTATTCCATCCAAAGCAGCAGGGCTCCGGCTTCATCGGGCGGAAGGCAGATAAGGCCGTCAGGGGTGATGATCGCTCCGGGCGTCGTCGGAACCGGAGGCAGGGAAACGTCTGTCCGTGCCGCCGAGCTTGCGCAGCCAAGCGGAAGCAGGGTCAGCGCGGACAGCAGCAATACGGTTTTCAGCATCATGTTTTTCCTTGTCGCGCCTGTAGTCGGACACCAGCCTGGCGAAGAAGACGAACAGGTTGCCGAGCAGGGTCAGCAGGTTATTCATTCCGGCGCGACGAGGCGACATCCGTGGACGTGACGGCGTTCTTCGCCTTGCCCACGTTCAAAGCCACCCAGTTGATGAAGGTGTGGAAGGCTCGATAAAGGATGCTGCCGCCCTCCTTCGGCAGGGGAAGGAGCAGGACCAGCAGATTGGCGAGGCCCGACGCGCACAGGGTCAGTGCGGGGAACAGGACCTCAGGATTGAGCTGATTGAGAAAATCCAAGAATACCTCCTTGTTGTGCGGTTAGAGGAAGGTTTTCACTTCCCCGGTGAGGAAAAGGTGGGCTTCGGTCAGGCGGCGTCGGGTGAGGGCGCGGAAGGGTTTCTTTTTGCCGCCTACCGTCACCTTGTCCCACCGCTTCATTTCTTTGGCGGCGGCTTCCCACTTCCCCTCGCGTATGCGTTTCAGCATGGTCGAGGAGGCGAAGTTGCCTTTGCCGAGATTCATGATCCACGAGGCGCAGGCGATGGCCCGGTGGTCAGGCTCGTCCTTAAGGTTGGGGGCGAGGCGTTCCACGTCGCGCAGGGCGTCAAACAGGTCTTCCGCAAGGTACCGGCCTCCCTGTTCGCGGGTGATTGGCGAGTGGTCCTTGTCACAGAGGTGCCCGTAGCCGATGGTCCAGTATCCGGCGGGGCAGAGGTAGGGCGTGGGGGAGAAGCCTTCCCATTCCGTCTTGATCACGTCGGTGATCGGATGGGCAAGCAGGGTGTCGAGAGAGGGGATGATGGCGCGTTCCTCCTGTTGCTGCTGTTGTGGGGAGGCGGCGAGAGAGCGCAGGGCCTCAGCCGCCAAAGACGCGGGACCGGGCCACCTTGCGCTCCACAGCGCGAGTATAAGCAGGGTCCTTACCATAGCGGGGGTCCTTCATGGCGGCGACGACCTGTTCCGTGGACTCGAACGTGTCGGACGCCGCGCGGCGGGAGGCGGTGGCCTTTCCCGTGACCAGCTCGGGGGTGGAGCCTTCCTCTTCCCGGTACTTGGCGACGAGGCCGGAGACGGCGAGTCTGATGAGTGCCTTGTCCCCGGAGTTCATGACCCGGTTGTACGACTCCTTTTCGGCGTCCGTGAGGCCGCCCTTGTCCGCCCATTCGGTGATGGCCCTGTAGCCGTCCTCGCCGCCCGCAAGCCCTTTCACGTCGCTGATGAAGCCTTCGAGCAGGGCCGTGCGCCCGGCGATGTAGCTGTCCACCACGGCCTTGCCGAGCCCCGCCTGTTCGAGCTTTGCGTAGCTTTCCTCGGAGAGGCCGCCCGTGGCGTCGAACTCCTGCTCGAATTCGCTGATGTCGAGGCCTTTGCCGGAGAGTTCCTTTTCCGCGTCGTCGCGGCTGGCGGCGTCTCCGCCTTCCGTCTCCTTGTCGGTCGGGGAACCGCCTTCGGGATCGCCGTCGCTGTTCGGATCACCTCCCTCGCCGTCGCCCGGCAGTTCCCCCGAAGGCGCGGCGGTAGTCGTTGTTTTGAGCAATTCCTGATACTTGGCCTCAAGCTCCTCCACCGTGTCGAACTCCCCGGCGTAGCGTTTGGGGGAGGCGGTTGCGGCGGGGGCGTCCGGCCCGGTTTCGGTGACGGGGACTTCAACGGTGAGGTTTTCGGATGCGTCTTCCATGTGCGGTGTTTTCCTTGTGGCGTTGAGGGTTAGTTGTCGATGCGGACGAGCCTGCCGGACGGCCCCACGGGAATGGGGGTGCCGGGCTTGGGGGGTGCGGCGGGCGCGGTCGCCTCGCCGGGGCTGGACAGGGTGAGGCCGGAGGCGGGGGCTCCGGGTTCTTTCTTGTTGCCGTTGGTGGTGGCGGCGGAATTGACGTTCGCCATGTGTGATCTCCTGTAGGGGAAAGGTTAGGGTTGTTGCTGCTGCATCTGCTGCTTGAGGCCCTGCTGCATCCCTTGCAGGGCTTCGGTATTCCCGGCCTGCGCCATGCCGCCGATCTGACGGAGGGCTTCGGGGCCGAGCTTTTCCATCATCATCTGGCCCTGCGCCTGCTGCTGCGCGGCCTGCCGTTCCTGCGCCAGTTCCTCTTCGTCCTTGACGAGCCCCTCCGTGGAGATGCCCATTGCGGAGGCGAGGCGGGTGACGGCGTTCTGCGGGCTGAGCAGGCCGAGGAAGGATTCGCCCATCAGCTCGGCCCCGGCTTTCAGGAACTCAAGGAGCTTCTGCTTGTCGTTGCCGCGCCCGATGGCCTCGAAGCCCGTGACGATGGAGGGCGTGACCGTGCCTTTGGGAAGTTCGGGGATGCGCTTCTGCCGGGTCATGGTCGCCATGCGCGAGGCGATGTAGGGGAGCTGGAATTCTTGGCTGATGAGGGTATAGACACCGCCGAGCCCGGTTTCGAGTTCCTGCGCGATGACGCGGATTTCCTCGGCGGTCACGCGCTCGGCATCCCTCCGCACCCCGTCCATCATGAGGAAGGCGGTCTTGAGCCGCTGTTCGAGCCGCTGGATCTGCGCGGCGACGACCTGAAAGTCGGCCCCTTTCTGGACTTGCAGGAAGCCCACGTCATCGGCGTTCCCTTCGATCATGTCGCCGTTGGCGGACTCGGCAAGGGCCTTGGGGTCGGTGACGCCGTTGGGGTTCACGAGGCCCACCACCTTGGCGGACACGGCGCTGCCTTCCACGAGCGACTGGCACAGGCTTTCGAGGCTGCCGAGGTCCCCGAGCTGGAGTTCGACGAAGCTCCGCCCGTAGTTCTCCCCGGCGATGCTGTACATGCGCACGGGCAGCCACGGGCAGGCGTCGGGCTTATAGGAGCCTTCCGAGCCGGGGAGCTTCACCCCTCGGCACTCCTGATACACGGCCCATTTCTTCGGCCCGCGTTTCAGGTGGGTGTAGATGTTCACGCCCTTGCGGTCGTCGCCCCGGATGGAAGGCTGCCCGAGCGTGTCGGCGGCTTCCCGTATCCGTGCCGCGACGTCTTCCGGGAGCGTGTCGAGGTTGACGGTTTCCTCGGCTATGATCTCCACGGGCGTGCCCATCGGGTCGCGTTCGACCACATAGCGGGACAGCGGGAACAGGCGCAGCCCCTTCTTGGGGTCGTCGTGGTAGAGGACGTTGCCCGCCACGATGAGGTGCTGGTTGCCCTCCGCGACCACGGGGCGGTCCCCGGACGCTTCGATGTCGGCAAGCACGGCCTGTTCGATGCGCGAGAGGGCCTTTTCGATCTTGGTGCGGAATTCCTTGTCCGCGTCCTCCTCTTCCCGCTCCATGACCAGATTGTTCACCCGCAGCCGAAAGCACGGCTCGTTCGGGGGGAGCATGGTCAGGAGGAGCTTGGAGGCGAGGTTCGTTACGCCGTTGGCTCCGACGCTCTGGTACAGGGAGGGGAGTTCCTGCCCCTGTGCAAGATCGTCGGGCGGGATGAGGTAGGGGATGGTCAGCTCGGCACAGCGGCGGGCGCGGTCGAGGTAGGGGGCGCGGTCCTGCGAAAGCTCGGTGTAGCGGGTTTCGGCGGGGCCTTTGGTCGGGAGGGAGCCGTTATCGGGGAATGCTGAGTCCGCTGGTGCCACCCGCGCCTCCCATGTTGCCGCCGCCGAGGTTCAGGTCGATGCGTAGGGCCGAGGTGCCCTTGCGCTTGCTGTCCGCTTGGTTCTTGCGTTTGTTGCCTTCGTTGATGACCGGGGCCTCCGCCGTCTCCTCCGGCGGGGGAGGGGTTGCCGCGACGGTGGGGGCCGGAGCTTCAACGACTTTGGGTTTGCTTGGTTTGTCGAATATGCCTCCCAAGGGATGCCTCCTTTATGTTTGGGGTTTGGGGTTGTCGAGTTTCATGAGCACCCCGTCCCGGTAGCGGAGTTCCCCCGTCTTTCTGTCGAGCACGCCGCAGGCTCCGGGGATGGAGCCGAGCCGCGTGAAGCCGAGGTCCAGCCCGAACTTCCACGAGTGGCGGAAGGCGGCGGGCGTCAGGGACATGAGGCAGGACAGGGTGCCGTTCTCGAAGATGAGGCCCATGAAGGCCCGCCCGATCTCAAGGTGCCGCGCGAAGCCCTCGCCCTTGAAGAAGGTGAAGTGCAGGTAGGCCGTGCGTCCGAGGAAGCGGTCGAGCAGGGCCAGCGCGAGGGGTTCCCCCGTGGTGTGGGAGAACCCCGCGTAGGCCCATACGGACTCGGCGGTCACGATGTCGCGGAACCGGGCAAGGCTGTTGACCCCGCCGTCGTAAAACAGGAAACGGTCGAGGCCCTGTTCTTTCATGCGGTGCCAGAGGAAGGCGAGGTGGGCGTCGGTGAGGGTTGGGGGATGGGACGGGACGTTATGAAAGGCGCGGCATAAGGCCGAGATGGGGGTTCCGTGTGCGTTCACGTTCCTGCCTTTCCAAGACGGTGATCAGGTTGCGGACGAGTTCCCGCTTGCCTGCGTACATCCAGATTTCGCGCTCGGGCTGTTTCAGGCCGGGGCAGCGTTCGGGGACAAGGGCGTCGAGCCCTTCCACGAGTTCCCGCGTGAGGCCGGGAAGACGTCCGAGAGAAGGGGCTTCATCTTCATGAGCGAGGGATGGTTGCTGCTGGTGGTTTCGGGATGGGAGCATGGTTCGGTGATCCTGTGGAGTTGCTGGTTGCTGGAAGCGAGGACGAGGGGGCGGGGTTCGCCGTCGTGCCCGTCGTAGGCCACGCCGATGGAGGGCAGATCCTCGCGGTAGTCCCCGGTCTTGATCCAGTCGAATTCGTAGCGGAGGCGCAGCGGGATATCGTCGAGTTCGTGTCCCGTCCACAGCCACAGCTCCATGCCGGGCTTCATGGCCTTGCGGAGATCCCGGAGGAACTCGTGGGCCTCGTGTGGGGCCTGATCCATGAGGTCGCCGCCGAGCAGCCACACGCGGGAGAAGGTCCCGGTGGCGAACTTGTAGCGGCTCCCGTTCATCCACAGCCGGGCGGACTTGCCCTTGCCGAACGCCTGCGCCTCGGGGTTGTGGCAGCCGGGGCAGTTCCGCCTGCATCCCGAAACGTAGATTTCCAGCGCGTCATGGGCGGGGTTCAGTTGTGAGCCGATGATGGTCAGCATGGGCTACCCCCGGTACGGGTTCCGGCGGCGGCGCATCCGTTCCCTGATTTCGTCAAAGAGCCACAGGCAGCCCACAGCCAGCCCGAAGCCGATGAAGGAGGCGGCACTGTTCAGAAGAAACTCACGCATGTTCGGCAAACGTCCTTTCCGGCCAATCGTGTTCGCGCCGGGTCTTGTTCCAGTGTTTGGTGTTGGTGAGGAAGCCCACGACGCGGGTGAACGTGTCGATGACGGGCGCGCCGCAGACGGGGCAGGCGTCGTCCCGGCCCACGGTCATGTGGCCCTGCGCGCAGCGGTTGATCTGGTAGTTCACGGCGAAGTACACGGCCCCGCTTGCCGCCGCGTGGTGGATGAGGGCTTCCATCACAGCCGGGTCCGTGATTGCCGTGGCGACGTTCAGGTGGCAGATGGCCCCGCCCGTGCAGTGCCCGTCGAGCCTGCCCTGCACCCGGATGCGGTCGAGGAGGTCGGCCCCTTCTTCCCACAGCGGGAGGAACTGGTTGGAGTAGAGCGGGATGCCCTCGGGGTTGAGGCCGAGGAGCGCGTCCTTTTTCGCCAGCTTCACGGCGGAGGATTCGGCGGGCACCTGCTCCATGTTGTGCGGCGTGCCGAGGGTTTTGGAGAGCTTGGCGTTCGTCTCGTTGATCACGGTGAGCGTGTCTTCGGCGGCTTGCAGGCCCTCTTCGGTCAGCATGTCGAAGCCGAGGATGGACAGGGCCTCATGGAGCCCCGTGAAGCCGCAGGTGGAATACTGGCGGGAAAGGTCCATGAACCCGAGCGTATACAGCGGGAGGGAGCCACGTTCGATGCGGTCCTTGATGAACGTGCGCTTGGCGTGGTTGATGCGCGAGGCCGTCCCCGTGGACTGGCGCAGCAGGCCGAGGAAGGCGGGGAAACCGCCCTCAGCCGTCCGTGCCAGCCGGGGAAGGTTCAGGGTGACGACGCCGAGGCTCCCGATTTTGGTCCCGCCCGCCCCGAAGGTGTTGCTGTAGCCGAGATCCGAAACGGACGAGCGCAGGCGGCAGCACGAGGACAGGGTGGAGGACTCCCCGCAGTAGATGTTGATGAAGCCGTATTTGAGGTTGTGGCGGGCGATCTTCTTGAGGAAGTCGGCGTCTTGGATTTGGCGGCTGCCGTCGGAGCCGTGCCCCGCGCTGAAACAGGCCGTCACCACCGGGAAGGTGATAGGGGTGCGGGCCAGCGTTTCGTTGTAGGCGTCGAGGAAGAGGTCCTGCACCTTCTCCACGGTTCCGATGTCCGGGGCCGTACCGCCGATGAGGTAGGCAGGTACGAGCTGTCCGAGGAAATGGCGGTCATACACGCTGACGTTGGTGAACGGGGACTGGTTGCCCCGAAACTCCCAGTTCAGGGTGTAGATGAGGGAGGTCAGGGACTCCTTCACGTACGTCCAGACGCGGGGGGCCTTCCCGATTTTGATGTGGTGGTCATAGCCCGTGGTCAGGATGTCGTCGACGTAGCGGCTGACCACGATGAGCAGATCCGCAAGCCCCGTGGCCCCGAGGGTGGAGTTCGCCGCGTAGACCGTGAACTGCTCCACCTGCCGCAGGAAGGCGTTGAGGGATTTGGGCGGATCGATGGTCAGCCGTCCGCCCATTTTGAGCCCTTCCAGCGCGATGTCGTAGGTGGAGTAGTTGAAGCAGTACGGACGCCCGATGTCCCACACGTCGTTGATGTAGAGGGTGCCGTTGATTTCGTGTTCGATGGCACGGTCGGCGTCGTCCCGCCCGTACAGATCCTTCATGGTCTTCCACAGGTTGTACAGGCTGTTCAGCTTCATGAGGGACTTGGGCACCTCATAGTTGAAAGTGATCACGTCCCGCCCCGACACGTTGGCGTTGGGGTCGATGGAGTGGTCCGCCGTGGCGGAGCCCTTGCGGTCTGAGGGCTTGAAATAGTCCCGGCT